ATCATACCATATGTTCTTAAAGTTCTCACCACCAGATATTTCAAGTTCATTAACTGTAGAAGGCATAAAACACCTTCCTATTATTTTATCTCCAAGAGTTAAGCAAGATCTAACAACTTCCCAATTTTTTTCTACACTAGCCTCGGTCCACTTACCAGCCTCATCACATAAATACCTTATTAGCTTTACTGAGTCATATGAGTTTTCTCTAGTATTTCTCCAGTCTATTCTACTATTCAAAGCTTCAGACTTTGTAACCTTAGCATAGTTTTTAGTTATTTTTTGTCCTGGGGTGTTAAAGCTAAGTGTACTTTTAGGATTGTCACTACCATCTATAATAGGTTGAAAAAAGAAAGGTAGACTCCTAAACATATAAACAAGCTTATCTGTAAATAATGATTTAGCATCAGCACCTGTTTTACTTGTTATACCACCATGAGAATTGTACCTAGCTGTTATTTCGTGCAATAGCATAGCTGCACCTTTATAGGAAGCACCCTCTCGTCTATGTTTAACCATAATCATTCCAAAACAATCTGGGTCTTGCTTACATATTTCCCAAAAAATAAAGAACCTTCTATCTCTATCTCTGTACTCAGGATAACCTATATCCATCTTACACCAGTTTAAATAGTAGTAATGTTCTCCAGTTATATAGGTGGGTTCACCGTTATTCATAAACCAAACCCCCTCATCTCTTCTTTTAAATTCCTGATCTATAAACCAAGAATATTTAGATATAGTATCTTCATTAAGACCATCCGGCATCTCTGTCCTTCCCCATTTTTGATTCTTCTTGTTTAAATCCGAAAATAATATATCTTTTTTCTTAGGCTTAACAGGAAGCTTAAACTTTAAATCATTTACTTTTATATAACCTGTCATAATAAATTTTAGCCAATTATGCAAATATAATAAAATAAATTGTACTCTCTATTTTTTAGCGTACTTTTCTGAGAAGCCAGCTCTGAAAGATTTTTCCTCATCATCCTGAGTTTTATCTAATTCTTCACCTTCTAATATTTGTTTTTGGATTTTATTGATAGCCATTAGTATTTCTTGAGCATCCATAAAGCACTCTTTTTTAGCTTTCATGGCATTTCTGGCTTTATCATCTTGAAGATCCGGGTCTATGGGTTTTTTTACCTCTTCTAACAAAAGATCAAATGCCTCATTACCCGACTTTATCAGCTTTTGTAATTTTTCGCTTATATTTATCTCTTTTGCCTTTTTCATAGTTTTTAATATTTAATAATTCAGCACATTTTTCATATTCTTCAGAATATTCATAATGCCCTATCATTAAATCTATAAATGTGTCAAATATTTCATCATCTATTTCATTATGAATAATATTCCATAAAAAATAAGGGTGTTTGCTGTTTTCTAGTATGTCTTCTAATGTTTTTTTACCGGTTATAAGATTATATGAGTTAATCATACATACCCTTACTATTTTATCATTGTCGATCATTTTTCTACTTTAGCTAATATATCAAAGTTACGCATTCTTAATAACTTTTCCCCCTCTATCTTCATATCATATTCAGAATTTTTTGAAAATATCACCTCATCTCCCCTTTTTACGCCTAAATCCTTTAATCCATCATTCATATACTCCACATATCCGTATAATTCTTCATCTTCTGCCTCTGGCTTTGTGAATATACCAGATTTAGTCATATAATTAGACTCATCTTCAACCTTTTGTTTAATAAAATTCCAATGATGAATCATCTTCAACTTACCTTTTCTAACTCTAGCGTATATATGTCCCCAGTGTATACTGTAAACATTTTTCTCCTCATGAAACTTAACTCTATTTCCCTCACTAGCTAAAAAATGATGACAATATATCTTATCTCCCTCTTTTATATCTAATTTTAAACCTTTAGGCAAACCGTTAGGTAGTGCAATAACCGTACCATACTGTCTAGCATGTTTCATGTCATTATAGGATACGTCTAAAAACAACTCCCTCCCATTAACCTCTATAGTGTCTTCGTGGGTTTTTTCAACCTTAACAAAGTAGCAGTCTTTTACTGGTCTCATATTAGTTAACTTCGTATTTATCTCTTTCCTGAATATCGTACTCTATAGCTGTAGGTTGATCAAAGAACCTTTTCCAAGGTCTTGAAAACTCATCACCCCTAGATTTTACATACACATCATATACTACCTGTTGGTGCTTATACCATGCGGCCTCATCTTGTAAGATAGCCGTTATTTCTATATTGCCAGCATTCATTAATTGTCCCACTTTATATGTAAGACCCTGCTTTAAATCTCCTATAGTTATCTTTCTAATTATAGGGCTTATAGATTCTATTACTTCTGTTCCGCTCATTTTATATTGAATTATTATTATCTTCCGTCTCAATATCGTAGTGATACTTTAACTGCTCTTCAGTTTCTATTGGGGTTCCATTGATATTACAAAAACCACCTAATCTTACTGATTCAGCCATTTCTTCATAATCTTCATGCTTATCTTTATATTGAGCAACCTTTAATAATATAAGGTACCCTATTAAATCTGATATAGTATCTTCTGTTTTATCATTAATGCCTTTATTTTGTATACGCATTAGTTTATCATCTATACGTGCACATATAGAATCTATTGCTGATCCACTTGAAAATACATTTGATGGGTTGGTGGCTGAGTCGCCATAATTTCGGTTCTTCTCTAGAAGAAGATTTTTCATAGATTCGCACATCTCCTCTATGAGTTGTTCTGTGTCTTTCATAGTATATATTGTATTAAATTGAATTTTCCACTAATATAGTGAAAATATTTTATTCAAACAATATCCTACTAATTTTTTGATAATGAACTACTAATTCTGTTGTTTTAGATCCTGCCATTTGCTGAACTCCAATATAAGGTATAAAGTCGTGATTATCTTCTAATGCTAAAGATCTGGTTGTAGCAACACTTTGAGTTACCCCTCCCGCTGTAGTGGCAGATCCTAGTCCATACTGAACATCATTTACAAACACAGCAGCCCTTCTATTTGAATCTATCTCTATTCTTAATCTATATGCTGTAGAAGCTGCTACAGCTATACCTAGGTCTGTTATATAATCCACATTATCTTTAGAGTAAACAAAATGTAAATTAGCGTTTGTTGTTAAAGCACCTTGATCATCATCTGTACAGAATAAGAAATAAGCTTGATCTGCATCTGTTGCGTAAACTGGAGTGTTTGTTAATTTTAAACCAGCATGAAAAGAATAGTCTGTTATAGTTGAATGAGTGGTTATAGCACATTCCCATTCTACTTGATTTTCTGTACCCCACTTAATACCTGACCAAGCTGATTGATCGGTGTCTATATGTGGAGCTATAATAACTTGATCACCGTCAGTTCCGTCTGATTGTAATCGTATACCAGCGTAATTTGCAGAAAACGCAGCGTCACCAGTTCCACCACCAGTTCCTACGAGTTCAAAGTCTGTATTAGCTATAGCTCTAGCTACAATAATAGCATCATTGTCACTATGACTAGCGTCTGCATTTGTAAGAGGTGCCTGTAAAACACCATTAGATGCTGGTAATCTCTTAAAGAACTCTTCTAGATAATATCTTTCAGAACTTCTTCTAAGGTTTCCTTTTACTTCCATGTTAGCATTAACAGTAACTTTATCATTAGTGCTATCCACACTAAATAATGTTGAATTACTACTGCTAGTAATTCTAAAAGCATCTGTACTTGTTCCTAAGGAAAATAAAGCTGTACCTGAATTACCCCCTACATGTAAAGTACAAGTAGGCACAGTTTGGTTAACACCAAAATAATCTGTATTAGAAACTATTCTACTTGCTGAATCTTCTATATAGAGATATGTGTTATTACCAGGAGAGCTAGAATCAATATCTCCAGCTTTAAAATTATAAGAGCCTAAATAATCACCTACATAAAATTTATTATAACCACTGGTGTTTTGAACCAGTACCGATTGAGCTCCAGTACCTACAATATGTAGGTTAGCTCTAGGTGTAGAAACAGAAGATAAATTTAAAGAAAGACTACCTACAATACTAGCTTTTGTTTTACCTAAATATAGAGCACTTTGATTCCCATCTCCATCCTCTATTCTAGTTGGGATATCCCCATTAAAACCTACTGTTGATTCAGTCTTGAGGATAGTCTTATAGCTATCCTGTATCTTCTGTCCTGTTAGTGTTGCCATATTTTTATTTTATTATATCTTTAATCGTCTTGAGCTTTACTGAAATCCATCGACACAGGTCTACCTTTAGAATCTGTTACTTGAGTTTTTGTTTTAACAGCATTATAAGCTTGTGTTTTAACATTTGTACCTTTATTTGACACATCCATAGTAAAATTAGTTTGATAAACATCTATAGGATCAGATCCTGCTGTTGCATTCGATTTATTAAAGTAAACTTGCACTTCAACTGTGCTTAATCCACTATGTTTATAGACAACTTTTATAATTCTATGATATGCTTGGCTTGCTGTTACGCCAGCTCCATTTGTATAAGGTAGTATTAATGCCATTTTTTATTTTTAATAATTATTATTAATGAGTTCCGAAATACTCTACTGTTATCGCTATTGTTCCAGCAGTTGGAGTTCCAGCAGTATTACCTGTTCCAGCAGTACAAACATAAATCTGTGAGTCAGCCGCTAAGTTTATTCCTGGGTTTGTATTCCACCAAACTTTATGAAGAGAACCAGTACCAGATCCCATATCTATATCAACAGCAGATCCTGTACTGTCTGTATGTCTAGAGTTTGATGCTCCAGCCCCTATTAATTCTACTAAATTTGTAGCACTAATTGTAGCTCCAACCGACTGTCCATTTGTTCCAAGAGATACATTTAAGTTAAAAGTAGCTAAATTAGAAAGCTCAGTAACAACAGCACTAACTCTTGTAATATGAGCATGTTGAGGTACAATGCCTCCTAAAGCCGTAACATAAATATGTCCATCTGTAGTACTTGTAGCTGTAGCCCCATTAAGTCTAAAGTAAAAATGCTCTATATGATGTCCAGGACCTATCGAAACTGTTTGAGATCCCGAACTAGGCGACCCACTATTAAATTGAACTGCATATCCGTCCCCAACATCAAGATTAATTTCATTAGCAGAGTCTATTCTTATGTGCCCAGAACCATCTATATCAAAATCCCCTGTAACATCCATTTCAGGAGTAGCATCTAAGTTAAAGGCAATTCTTTCTGTTCCTGAACCTGCAAATGTAACTTCGTCTGCTTCAGCGTCTAAAGCTATGTTGCCATCAGCGTTTAATATAATATGACCAGTCTCATCGTCTGATACTGTTTCCACCGATAAACGACCTCCACCTTGAACATAAAATCTCGCCTCTTCACTAGAGTCATCATAATTCTTCATTACAATATCATAATTAGCATCTCCTCCACCAATTTTAGTAAGAATACCACAAGCAGTAGTTGTACCTGATGAGTCAGCAAAGTCAATCTCAATATCGTGACCTATCATAGTAACCGTAGAGTTTGCGTGATTAGTAGCATTATCATCCATCCTACACTCATATCCTGTCGTTGTTATCGACTGCCCATCTCCCATAGGAGTTCCAGCCCCTCTAGCATAATCAAGTTTAAACATACCATTTCCACCCCTATTAATAGTTGATGTCTGAGCCTCAGTTATATTAGCCCTAATATATCCACTAGCTCTCTCATAACCCGTATCTTGAACCATAATACCAGAACCAGTTGTTAAAGAACTACCGTCTATACTTACTATGTAAGAATTAGTATTTGATGCTTCTATTTTTATAGCACTTTGATCAACATCATTATTGTCAATTAATAAAGCTGGAGCACCAGTAGTTGAACCATTTTCTATCTCAACACCTGTTGAGATGAATTTAGTTAAGCCATCAATATTAAAGTGTAAGTGAGCAGCAGCAGCAGCAGCGTCTACTGTGGTAATAGTCGTTGCACCAGCACTTTCTACTTGTATTTGAAAATAATCATCTGTAGAAACACCACCCTCTTCATACATTTTAAGTGTAGAACGGTTACCATCTTCTCCTCCGATTGAAAGAACTGGACCCGCTACACCATCAATTTGCACTTGAAATTCTTTTGCAGTCTCCCCATCTCCAACTATAACTTGTGTTTGTCCATCCGCTTGAATCTTTATATGGGCAGCCGTAGCATCATCATCTACAGTTGTTAAAGTTGTAGCTCCCGCAGTAGTTGTTTCTATTTTAAAGAGATCACCTGTATCTTGATTAGATAAAAGACTTAGTTTAGATATGTTACTAGAGTTTGTAAAAGTTAAATAAGTTTCGGCTGTTATAGCACTAGTACCATTACCCGTTAGCACACAATCTGCCGCTAAAGTTGTAGCTCCTGTACCACCATTAGAAACACTAATTGTATCACCACTCCATGTTCCATCTGTTATCTCCCCAGATCCATTTATAGAAAAGTCTGTTGAGTTTACAATAAAGTCTCCATCTATAGTAAATGTTAAGTGTGCAGCTGCTCCATCGTCATCCACAGTGGTAATTGAAGTGGCACCAGCAGCTCCTGTAGCAATAGAAAATGTATCTCCAGAATCAGCAGAACTTTGTAGTACTATGTCGGCACCAGCACCATCTTCAGCTGTTATAATTAAACCGTAATTTGCAGTTGCGTCTATAACCTGTATGTCTATACCTGTATTTGTATTTGTTCCATTGGTGTTACCTGAGTCAATAAGAATATCTAAACCCTTTTGAGTAACTGTACTATTAGCGTGATTTGATGTTGCAATATCAATAATTTCTATTGACCCACCTGTAATTATATAACTTTGTCCGTCACCAGTATTACCAGATTTACTCCAGTTGAAATCAAAAAAACCATGAACATTATTTAATGTTACACCAGAATTTGTTACCGTTCCTTTAATTACAGATCCACCTGTTAGAGAGGAGGAAACTATATCTATAATATCTGCTTCTCTATTAGCGGCATTTATATCTAGAACTATCTGATCATGATCATTGTTATTTAATTGAACTAAAGGAACATTATAAGCACCAGCAGTAGATGCATTAGTTATTTCAAGAGTTGCAGCTGGATCGTCAGTTGAGTCTCCTATGCTTATTCTATTTGTACTAGCATCAAGGAAGAACATATGTGTTTCATCAACAGACTCTATTCTAAAGTCTTCGTCATCCCCATCCTCATTAAATACTATTCCTCCAGCTCCACTTATATTTATTGCTCCATCTATATCAAATGTTAAATTAGCATTAGCACCATCATCATCAATAGTTGTTATTGTTGTTGCTCCATTAGCTGTTGTAGCTATAGAGAAGTAATCTCCTGTGTCAGCAGAACTATTTAACCGTAGGTCAACTCCCCCGTCTTCTACTGTTTGATAAAATCCAGTTGTAGTTCCAGCGGTAGCTCCTATACAAACATTTCTAATTCCAAACTGAGTATCACCACCTGTCATTGTATTTTGAATACCGTACTGAGATATTGTCCCCTGAGCACTTGTATTTGCAAGTGTATTCTTAATACCATATAAAGAACAACTAGAACCAGAATCGTTTGTGGCAGCATCATTTAGATTAACATCTAAACCAGTGGTTGTCACTGTTTGTGAATTTGCAGCAACACCTGATTTATCTATATCAATAATCACCCCTAGCAGATTATGAGTAGTGGTTAATGAATTATCAAGATTTACATTTATTGCCTTTCCGCCAGCTAAAGTAGTAGAAGATATATCCAGAATGTTAGCTGTTGTGTTATTAGCGTTTATATCTAGAGCTATCATGTCTGCGTCAAGATTTGATATTGTAGCTGCGGCAGTGCCACCAGCTGTTGGATTTTCTATAAATAGTTTACCCCAGGATTTTGCTGCGGTTCCTAAACCTCCTTCCTGATCGGCTCTAGGTACTACGTTTGGTGTTGCCATATTTCTTTTTCTTTATATTATTTATTTTTTTAACCTTCACTATTAAAAGGATTAGGGAATACTGTATCATCTATTGGTTGAACGTCTCCTCCAGAGTCTACATTCCAATATCCTTCATCGTATGTTAATTCTAATTCGTCATCAGGATCGGTAGGCATATAATCATACATACCATTTATTAATCCAGTAGCTGTATCTAAGTCCCAAGTATCATTAAAGTCATACAGGGTTGGTATAGGTGTCACTGCGTTGTAGGTACTTCCAGATAAAGTTGAGGTCGTTGCCTCCCACATGTAATCCTCTATAACTACCGCTACAGAAGAAGTTCCAGCACCTGCCAGATCTCCAAATACTAATGAACATCCTAACCCTAACGCCATATCTTAATGTTTTGGTCCAAAGTAACATATTACTCCCCCATCAGCATCTCCTGCCGCCATTCTAAACGCCACCCATCTTCCATATATAGTTAATCCCTTAGGAAATATAGTTGTTCCTGACCCATCGTTAATTGCAACACCTCCAGTTCCTTCACTTCCTGTTCCTGATGCATTTGCTGCATTAACTGTGTTTGGAAATAATCTCATCCCCGCATCAGTATTCTCACAAGTCATTATATTTACAGTTGTGTCCGCCATAAAGGTTATAGCACATATAATTTTGTCAGAAGGGGGTTCTACTACAGCTGATGAGTTTATAAATGCTGACCCGTATTGTCCTAGAGTAGCCTCTTGTGCTTTTGTTCCTGATAATGCCATTTTATTCTATTTTAAATTGTTCCGTACAAATATAGTGATTAATTTCAAATATAAGAAATATTTAGTATATTTGCCTTATTATAAGTAAATTTAACACTTTGGATAGGGACAATTATCTAAAACACTACAGAAACGTCCTGTTTGACTTTAGAGATAAATATAATCTTAAAATATCTGACATAGAATTTTTATTCTTTGTTTACGACATGAGGTATTTTACTGGTTTAACTATAGCTAAAGATTACAGATGTTCAAATAGTTTTATAACTAGGAATCTCCCTGTCTTATTGAGTAAAGGATATGTAGCTATATATCTAGAAAAAGCTCATAATAGAGCTAGAAGATATATGATATCTCAAAGAGGAAAAATATTAGTTACTAAATTTTATAAAGGTTTAAAGGAAAGTATTTATGTATTTAAATAAAAACAAAAAAGTAAGAAGTTATAATAATGGGGGGATTAGTAGAAAAAAAGGTGATCAATCCCCAACAACAGTTAACCCTGAACCATTAATGCCTCAAGTAGGTAACAAAGGGGATATTCCATTAATAAAAAGATATCAAAATGGAGGGAATGTTCCTTCAGAAAAAACAAATTGGTGGGATAATAAAAACTACGCTGATTTTTATGATTTTGCGTCAGACAAAAATGTAAATAGACATTTACTAAGAAATCAACAAACAAGTCCAACCAGTGGTAGGCATAAAAGATTTCATAGATATCTACAGTCACCAGAAGCAACTGCATTTTCCTCAGACCATGAAGGGTATCAAACCTTTTCAAAAGATAAATCTAATAATCAAGAATTTAAACACCCTAGAGATCTTACTGAGATGATATTCAACTTAGATGAGGATCAAATAGCAAAGTTATATAAAATGGGTATGAATACCCCAAATTTTGATTTGCACAGTGATCCTGCAGGAGGAGTATCTGGAGACGGTTATACAGATAAACAACTAAGAAGAACTTTCGACCCAAATAAAAAAGGTAAAAACCAAAGACACATTCGAGATGTTAATAGAATTAATGAGTTAACAGGATTTGATTTACAACCAGGGAATGAAGCCTTCTTATTCATGAAGAACTTTAAAAACTCACCATTATTAAAAGATGCTCTTATGGCTAAATATCCTGGTTTAGACCCTGGAGCAAATAGAGGTGCTTATAGAGTGAGAGATGGTGTAGGTGCAGATCAAGGAGGTATGGGAGGTCAGTTTATTAATGCTCCCGCTGATTACATGATGAATATTGAAGCTTCTGGAATAGACCCTCGACACCCTAGTAACGAATGGCTTAATGTTCAACATACATTTTCTGAGTCAGGAGGAGATGAAAAAGGGATGATAAATGCACTTATGAATAACCCAGATGTAATGCAGAGAATGGCTAGCACAACTGACAGTAGGCATATTCCTAGATCTATATTTAAAGGTCCAGATGGTAGACCAAGCGATAGTGATGAAGTTTTTGGTAAAGGTATTACTATATATAATAATGGTAAGTATTACTCAGATTTCTTGAGAAGAGAGTTGACTGACGCTGAAAAAAATCATTGGCAACAAAGTGTTGCTTCTAAATATGTAGGAGATTCTGGTTGGGTTAATGCTGCTGCTCAAAAAACTGAATTAGGATCAAAAGAAGGTCCTTCAGGATTTGATGTTCCATCTAACACAGAATTAGGAAAACCAGGACCAGGTCCAGAGCAATATATAACTACACCAACCAAAAGTGTAACAGAGTTGGATGTACCTTCTGAGAAAACATTATTAAAAAACCCTCCTCTATCTTTTACTGGAGGTGGAGATGATGCTCCAGCAGGACTTACAGGTACTGTTTCTATAGATGAAGATGAAATGAGAAGATTAAACTTTTCTGACCAGACAGGGGGTGTTGAAGTGGGACCTATAACTGGAGGACAGGTAGAGGGTGAAACAGTAATGAATGCACGTGAGAAAGGTTTAAAAGATCAGTCTATTAATGCTGTTATGACTTCTATGAAAAATAAAACCCACGTAAAAACTGGGGAAGGGTATAATCAGGCGGATCTAGATAGAGATGCTAAAATTATAAAAGATAGATTTGGTGATGATGCTTATCAAGATCTACTAGGTCAAGTGGGCAATATGGGAGTTGGAGAACCTAGTAGTGATCAATCAGCGATAACAATACAAAAGAAAGGTCCAACAGATTTATCAGAGGCAAACATTTTATCCTCAGGTATGAGTACAAGAAATAATGAAGGAGGTAATAGACTTAGAAGTGCTATTGGTGGAAAAACTGAAGAAGAGATTGAATTAGAAAATGAAGAAAGCGGTGTTGTAGAAAGTAAGGGAAGAGAAATAACTGCGGATAATGAAGTTGAAATAAAACCAGAAATAGAAATGGCAGGTGATTTTTCTGAGGTTATAACTCCTGAAATTGTATCTCCTTTCCCTGATGCAGACTTGGATTTATCGGCTAGTTCTTCTTCGGTTGTTCCTTTTGCTACAGGAGGTAGATTAAATAAGATGTATATGAAGAATGGAGGTACATTAAATAAAATGTATATGCAGGATGGCGGGAAAACAGAAGTTCCTTCTGAAAAGACTAAAAAAACATTTACAGGTCATATATATAATAGCCTAGAAGAAGCGAATGAAGCTATTAAAAACAAGAGTTACCTGAAAAATGCTACCAAAGATGAAAGAGCAAGTAATATATTTGATATAAAATTTAAAAATTCTGACGGTTCTATATCTAATAAAATATTTAAAAAATATTCTAACGGAGGGATGGTTAAAAAAAAAAGTCTAAACGGATTTTATGATCAAGGGGGTCAATTAATCACTCCTTTTGGTGCCGAAAATTCCGCAGAAGGAAGATTGGCTGGGGGAAAAGCTATGTATTATACTGTTCCTACGCTTTATGAGAAATCATCATCTAATAAAAAATGGAGCGATACAGAAACATCACAACAAATAAGGGCTCTTAAATCTGGAATAGCACAATATAAATCTAATTATGACCCGAATGACCCTGCCCAGGTAGCTAGGTTAACAGCTATGGAGGAACAGTTGGATGGTATGACTATTGGAAATTTTAAATATACTCACAAAAAAGAAGAGGTGATAGACGCTGCTGGTGGAGGTTCGGATAGCGAGTCAAAAGGAAATGACTCATCTAATGGAAATAATAATATAACCGAATAAAAAAGTATTATGGGAGAAACAATGATGATTATTATAGAGGGTGTAAGTGATCACTCTCAAGAAATGCAAGGAGAAGGTAAGAATGGTGAAATGGACGTAATGGGTTATCAAACTCAAAATTTTCATATATGTCCAGGAGCACAAGAAGCGTTCTCATCTTTAGTTAAAGAAGGTCATAGGGGAGATGAAGCTGAAATGGTTACTAACTTAGCTATGCTGGTAGATGAATATTTAGGATTAGAAATACAAGCTAAAGAAATGGGTCCAGACCCGGAGCTAATATCCAACATGATCGACAAAGGCAATAGTGCTATGTTTCACTTAGGAGTCTTAGCAAATGTAGCAGGAGATGAGGCTATGATACAATTATTTAATTTTATGCCAGACCATCTATTGGTAGCTATGGGAATGAAAGATAATGAATTTAATTCTATGGGGCCAGAGGAAAATGAAGACGGAATGGAAGGTATGGAGAAAATATCTATGGAACATGAGGGAGACTCTCCCTGTTAATCCCTTACTTTAGATCGGTTTTTTCTATAATTAACTCTAGACTTTTTACAACCAGAACATCGACACCCTTTTCTATAAGCAGTAGTTGACGGGCATGGAGCCCCTTCTTTTACTCTAGCAGCAGCATAATTACAAGAAGCATGAGAAAAAGCTATATTCTCTAGGTCGAAAAAATTTTTTTGAGGATCAGCAGAATCTAACCATGGGGTCTTATGTTCTATAGTCATCCTCTTAGCTGTTTCTATTTCAGCACCACACTGATAACACCAGTTAATTTTAAGACGCTTAGATAAGCTGAATAATAATTCCTTCTTTAATCTGTGTGATGCGGTGCTGGGATTCATCCTCAGCTGTTTAGTCTTTTTGGCTTTAATGCACATTAGTA